CTTATGTCAGATTTGTTATTCGCGCCCCTCTTTTCCAAGATAGACAGAGATGTCTACTATGGTAGAGTTGTGCCGAAACATGGTCCTGGATCTACTGCTGATGGTCTCTCCGGAAACGGAAAGTATCATCAGGAGACCTGGACCACTCGTCTCGAACAAGCCGGTTTAACGGCCGGCGAGAATCTCCTTCCTAACTGGCGTTACTTTAGCCAGCTGTCAGGAGTTCACTTCGACGAACCTGGCGCCGAGACACCTGTCAAGGTTGTCTTGGTACCTAAGACGTTGAAAACTCCCCGAGTTATTGCTATGGAACCTACCTGTATGCAGTATATGCAACAGGCAGTCCTGCGCAGTTTTCTCGAGCACTTCTACAAGGATGACTTCCTTGTGAAGGTTATCGGATTCGACGATCAAACTCCTAACCAGGAGATGGCTCGTCAAGGTTCTCTTGATCAGAGGACCGCAACACTCGATTTGAGTGATGCTTCCGATAGAGTTTCCAATCAGCTCGTCAGGACTATGCTGCGTCGGTATCCGCATTTGTTTGCGGCTGTCGATGCTACACGGTCCCGGCGGGCTTTCGTACGTGGTCACGGAGTAATCCGTTTGGCCAAATACGCGTCTATGGGTTCAGCACTTTGCTTCCCTATTGAAGCAGTGGTATTTACTACACTGATCTTCATGGGGATTCAGAGATCGCTTAACACGTCACTTTCCCGGAAGGATCTTAATGACCTTTCCGGATCGGTGCGTATCTATGGGGACGATCTAATTGTCCCTGTAGACCATGTGACCTCCGTCGTTCGTATGCTCGAGCATTTTGGTGCCCGGGTAGGGACGAGCAAGTCTTTCTGGACTGGCAAGTTCAGAGAGTCTTGTGGTAGGGAGTACTTTAATGGGCACGACGTTTCTATAACGCGTGTCCGGCAAGCGTTTCCTACACGACGGCAGGATACTTCAGAGGTCCAATCGCTTGTCTCTCTTCGTAATCAACTCTATATGAGTGGTTACTGGAAGACTTGCGAATGGCTTGACGACATTTGCAGGAAGTTGTTGCGAAATAACTTCCCTGTCGTCTTGCCTAGCTCCTCTGTGCTGGGCAGGGTGAGCTTTTTGGGTTTTGAAACCCAGAAGGTGCACCCAAGCCTTCATAGCCCCTTAGTCAGAGGCTATGTAGTGAAGGCCAAACCCCCCAAGGATTCCTTGGAGGGGACTGCTGCCCTTCTCAAGTGTTTGCTTAAGTTGGACACAGACGCTTTCTTAAGGGATTCAATTCCCTGGCGTCTACCCGACAATGGAGACGAAGACTCGAGCCTCGCGGCTCCTCTTCGTTCTTCCCTTAGGGTAATTCCTGAGGTCACGAGTAATCACTTGGAGTACTCTGGACGTCCCAAGTCGTTTAGCATGAAACTTGGGTGGAGATCACCCCTATAGGGAGTGGTCGGGCCAGCCTAAACAACTGACCTGAGGGAGAGTCCGAAGTTCCCAACTTGC